GAGTAGAGAAAGGGTATTAGCTAATAACAAATGGGATTTAACTAGAAGAAGATTAAACTATGATTTAACTGTACTAGGTATAGCGTGTGTTAAGACTAGTTTTAATAAAAGTGAAGGTATAACAATAGACTATGTTGACCCTGCGTATATAGTTTATTCATACACAGAAGATCCAAACTTTGATGATATATACTATGTAGGTGAAATAAAAGCAGTTACAATATCTGAGTTAAAAAAACAATTCCCTAATATAACTGATGAAGAATTACTAAAGATTCAGAATATGCCAGGTAATAATCAATACGTTACTGGTTGGGGTAATTATGATGAAAACACTGTACAAGTTTTATATTTTGAATATAAGACATATATGAATCAAGTGTTTAAAATAAAATATAATGAGAATGGATTAGAAAAAGCAATTCAAAAAACTGATGATTTTAATCCACCATTAAACGATAATTTTGATAGAATATCTAGAACTATAGAAGCATTATATACAGGTGCTAAAATACTAGGTACTAATACCATGCTTGAGTGGAAGATGTCAGAACACATGACTCGTCCGTTTGCTGATACTACAAAAGTTCAAATGAACTATTCTATTACAGCACCTAGAATGTATAAAGGTAAAATAGATTCTACAGTTAATAAGATAACTGGTTTTGCTGATATGATTCAACTAACACATCTTAAAATACAACAGGTAATGTCTAAGATGATTCCTGATGGTGTATTCGTTGATGTAGATGGTTTTGCTGATGTTGATTTAGGAAACGGAACTAATTACAATCCAGCAGAGGCATTAAACATGTACTTTCAAACTGGTAGTATAGTTGGTAGATCTTTGACGCAAGAAGGTGGAATAAATGCTGCTAAAATACCTATTCAAGAACTTACTAGTTCTTCTGGTCAAGCAAAATTAGCGTCGTTAATTCAAACATATCAGTATTATCTACAAATGATAAGAGATGTCACTGGGCTTAACGAAGCTAGAGACGGAAGTATGCCAGAAAGAGATACACTAGTAGGATTGCAGAAGATGGCCGCTAACGCATCAAATACAGCTACTAAACATATATTACAATCAAGTTTGTATTTAACTCTTAAAACATGTGAGAACGTATCTTTAAGAATAGCTGATTGCTTAGATTTTCCTTTAACAGCACATGTATTAGAACAAAGTATAACTACTTATAACACTTCTACGTTAAGAGAAATCAAAAATCTTAATCTTCATGACTTTGGTATATACTTAGAGTTAGAACCAGATGAAGAAGAGAAAGCAATGTTAGAACAAAATATACAAGTTGCTTTACAAAGTCAAAGTATAGATCTGGACGATGCCATAGACATTAGGCAGATTAAAAATCTAAAAATGGCAAATCAAGTTCTTAAGTTTAGAAAAACTAAGAAACAAAAAGCAATGCAAGCTGCTCAAATGGCTAATATACAAGCTCAAGCGCAAGCAAATCAACAAACAGCTCAACAAGCCGCTTTATTTGAAGTTCAGAAACAACAAGCGTTAACACAGGAAACTGTTAATATAGAAAGAGCAAAATCTCAATTTGATATTGAAAGGATGCAAATGGAGACTCAAATGAAACAACAATTAATGGAGATTGAGTTTCAATACAATATGCAATTAGCACAGTTAAAAGTTAGTTCAGAAACTAATAAATTGCAAACAATAGAAGATAGAAAAGATGAAAGAACTAAGATTCAAGCATCTCAACAATCTGAATTGATAAATCAAAGAAAAACAAATTCATTACCACAAGCTTTTGAATCTTCACAGTTTGATGGTTTAGGTGGTATGGGTTTGTAAAGTAAGTTAACTATTTAATTATATTATATTATGTCAGAAATTACAGCACAAGAAGGTGAATTTAAAATGCCTAAACCTAAAAAACCTAGAAATCTAAACAAAGAAGACAACGTTATTAAGGTAGACATGTCTAAATCAGTAGTAGAACAGGAAGTTCCTAAAGTATTAATACCAACACTTAATTCAGATAAAGATGCCATTCAAGAACAAAGCACAAATGAAAGCGTGTTACGCACAGAACAACCCGAAGTGGAATTGCGAGAAATGGAGCAAGGAGACCAAGGGGCCTTTGAAAATGTTATTGAAGAAATCACTAAAGAAGAAATAGTTGAAATCAAAGAAGAACTTAAGGAAAGTGTTCAGGAACAAATAAATACAGGAAAACCATTACCAGAAAACATTGAAAAGTTAGTTACTTTCATGGAAGAAACTGGTGGAACAGTTGAAGATTATGTTAGATTAAATACTGACTATTCAAATGTTAATGAAGACGTACTGTTAAGAGAATATTATAAATCAACAAAACCTCATTTAGATGCAGAAGAGATACAATTCCTTATGGAAGACACTTTTTTCTTTGATGAGGATTTAGAAGAAGAGCGAGATATTCGTAAGAAGAAACTTGCCTATAAAGAAGAGGTTGTAAAAGCTAAGAGTTACTTAGAGTCAATAAAGAGTAAATATTACGAGGAGATCAAGTTGAGACCTGGTATGACTCAAGAACAAAGAGAAGCTTCTGAATTTTTCAACCGATACAAGAAGAATGAAGACGAGTCAAAAATGCGACACGATCGGTTTAAACAAGCTACAAAGAATCTATTTAATGACGAATTCAAAGGTTTTGAATATAATGTCGGAGATAAGAGATTTAGATATGGCATTCAAAATACCGAACAAGTTGCAGAGAAACAATCAGACATTAGCAATTTCATCGGGAAGTTCCTGGATAAAGAAGGAAATGTTAGTGACACTAAAAATTATCACAAGGCTCTTTACACTGCTATGAATTCTGATAAAATTGCACAACACTTCTACGAACAAGGTAGAGCTGATGCAGTGAAAGAAGTAGTAGCTAATTCTAAAAATCCAAGTTTAAGTCAACCTAGACAAACATCAGGGGAGGTTTTTATAAATGGATTAAGAGTTAAATCTATTAGTGGTTTTGATTCTTCGAAACTAAAAATACAAACAAAAAAATTTAACAATTAAAATTAAAAAATTATGGCTAACGTAAGTCCACAATTTGGGGCGATTAAACCGTCTCAAAAACAACAAACATTAGATTCAAACTATTTGAATTTTACAGATGGTTCTGGAAATGATTTTGCACAACAATATCTTCCAGAAATTTATGAAGCAGAAGTAGAACGTTACGGAAACAGAACTCTTTCTGGATTCTTGCGTATGGTAGGTGCTGAAATGCCTATGTCTTCTGATCAAATCATCTGGTCTGAACAAAACAGATTACACATTGCTTACAATGATGTTACTGCAGCAACTGCTACAACTTTAACATTTACTTGTAACGCAACTCCTGGTGCTACTTTTGTTGATAATGCTATTTCTATTGGACAAACTCTTGTAGTTGTAGATCCAACAAGTGGTAAAGAATTGAAAGTATTAGTTACTGGTTCGACAACTGGAACTTATTCTGGATCACCATCTACTGCTACAGCTACTATTACTGTTGCTACTTATACTCAAGCATCTTTGTTTTCAGGTTCTGTAGTATGGAGTGCTTCTAATACTAACTTAAAAGTATTTGTTTACGGTTCTGAATTTAGAAAAGGTACTGATGATGCTAACCTTAAATCAATTACTCCATCTTTCACACAGTACAGTAATTCTCCTATTATCATCAAAGAAAGATACCAAATCTCTGGATCTGACACTGCTCAGATTGGTTGGGTTGAAGTAGCTACTGAAGATGGTACTGGAGGTTTCTTATGGTATTTGAAAGCTGAAGCTGAAACAAGACTTCGTTTTGAAGATTACTTGGAAATGTCAGTAATTGAAGGTGAACTTGCTGCTTCTGGTTCTGGTGTTGCTGGTATTTCTTCTACAGCTAAATACAAAGGCACACAAGGTCTTTTTGCTGCTATTAGACAAAGAGGTAATGTTGTAAATAACTTTACTGCTGCTTCTGGTCTTAATGATTTTGATTCAATCTTGAAAAACTTAGATACTCAAGGAGCAATTGAAGAAAACATGTCCCCTC